CATCTGTTGTTTGGCTGAGCCGCATAGTTGCCGTTGTCTAACGCAATTATGTGAGCGCACTTATGTTCGTGCGGAATTTCTGAATGATCAGAATTTAGTATATTAGCATCTGGATGTCCCCAGTCAATAGTAAATAAATACTTACCGTGATACCATTTCTTATCTTTACCTATGTATTTGCCGGATGAGGCTGTTAAAATATCCCAATTAGTAATAGTAGGGTAATAAGAAAAACTATTCCACAATTCCAGTTCATCAAGTCTTTGGGATGGAACAGACTTGGGGTCATGACCACGTTGAACAAAAGCCGAAATGGGTAAACGATAAAAGATTGCACCGTTTTCCATGATGGCATGGAATAATATTGCACGTCCTGTAAGTGATGTAATACCGAAGATGATACAGTCTTCAACTTCGCCATGATGTTTTTTAAGATCATATAAATACTCCCTTTTTATTTGTGAGTATTGTACAGGAATATTTGCATTTAAGTAAGCCATAATTTACTTTATTGATCCCCAATTTGCCCCTTGTTTATAATTTACTTTATTGGGAACTTTAAGGGGAACAGCTTTTTCCATAGTTTCTTTTACTATTTTAGCTTTTTCTTTACTATCAATAGATAAACACAACTCATCGTGTATTTGTATCTGTGGTAAAATACCTTGTTCATATAAATCTACCATGGCTTTCTTGGTCATGTCTGCCGCACTACCTTGAATTAACCTGTTTAAAGCTTTGTATGTAAATGCCGGTTTATAATAATTAGTAAAATCTTTCATATAATTATCAGCTATGTTATCTTTAAATTTATCTAATAATTCAGCTTTAAAAGCTATCTTTGCATTTTCTTCTGTTAATATTGGAACCGGTTCATACCTATTAATTTTACTGTTCCATGCTCTGTCTTTTGTTTCCCATTTATTAAATCTGCAAAATCTATCTCCTAATGTAAATAATAATTTATTATCTTCTGCAAACTCAATTAAATCTTGAGATAACTTTTTAACAAACGGAGCTTTCTCATGGTAAGTATTAAATAAAGAATTGGCTTGAGATTTAGTTAAATTTAATTCGCTAGCTAATTTTATTTTACCCATACCATAGAAGAGTCCAAGATTAATTGTTTTGGCCATGGTCCGTGGTATTTGAGCCATGTCTGCTACAACTTGGTGAAAGTCTACATCTGATGTTTTATAAGATTCTTCAATCTTTTCTAAACTCTCTCTTAAGTTATTAGGTATCTCACTATCTGGATCTTTATAAGGATAGATGGTTAAAGCGTAATGAACTACTATACGTGGCTCTTGTTGACTATAATCAAATGATCCCCATACACAACCTTCATCAGGTACAAAAAGTTCTCTCATCTTTTTACCAATGATACCTTTAGATGGAATTTGTTGTAAGTTAGGATTAGACATTGAGAATCTTCCAGTAACGGTTCCCCCTTGGTCCGATCTAATCTGATTGATATCTGCATGTATTCTACCTTCATAAACAAAATCTAATAAGCCTTCAACAAAAGTATTTTTAGCTTTGTCACACTCTCTTGCTTTTACAATCATTCTTAAAAAACGATTCTTATGAGTTTTTAAATAATCTTTTGGAAGTTTAGGAGTTGTTGATGGAACCAGTTCTGTCTTAGGCTCTCCTTTTTCATCAAGAATATTTTTACCATCTTTACCTTTTAATTTTTTCTTCCTGTCTTTTGTTTTTTCGTAATCTGTAATTTTCTCATGTTCTAACAAAGCTTTAATGGAAGAAGCAGCCCATATATCTATATCAACCTCAGTATGTTTTTTAATAATCTTTAGTAAATTATCTCTACGTTTTTCTAAAAGTTTTCCAAGTGTCTTAGCTTTTTGGACATCTATTTTAACTCCCTTAAATTTCATGTCAACCAAACAAGGAAATAATTTAGTTTCTAATTCAAATATTTTTCTACATGTTTTTAATTCTTTACTTCCATCTGATTTAATTTTTGTGTATAATACTTCGTCTAGTTTTTTTTCAAATAGCTCCCACAGTTTTAATGTTAAGTTAACATCTTGTTCTGCATAATCTTTTACTAAATGGTGAGGTAGTTTGTGCATATTAGACATTGGATCTTTTATCATTCCATTAGACCACTCTAAAACTTTTTCAGCTAAATCATATTTGTATTTAGTTTCATTTAAATAATCTTTACTTATAGAATCTAAAGAATATCTCATTCTAGTCTCATCAATAACTGACGCTGCAATCATGGTATCTAACAATTCACCTTGTGGCATGTCTCCTGTAGCAGATCTAATCCAACATACATCATACATAGCATTATGAAATACCTTACGTATGTTTTTGTTTTGAAATACTTTTTCATTTAAATAATTCCAAGTTTCTTTAGTATTTAAATTATCTGTCATGTGATGAGCAATAGGGAAATAAAAAGTTTGATTCTTAGTAGCTATAGCTATACCGGTGACAAAACCATCTTTTCTTACAGCACCTAGTCCTTTTGTTTTTAAATTTGGATCGTAAGTCTCTAAGTCAATTGCAACAGTATCTATACCTTCTAAATTTAACTCACTGAGTTGTGGAACAGTACACATTATTTGTAATCCCTTTCTATTATCATTTCTAAATAGTGAATTGCTTTCTCTACATCTTGTAACTTTCCTTTAGCTTTATGTCTACAAATATATTTAATTGCATTCCCTTCTGCAAAAAGTAATTTGTTTTTATTTATAAAATCTGCTGGTTGAATAACCATAGATTTATAATGTGAACCCCCTACTTGTTTTTTATAAGCACTCATTTTTTACTCCTATTGTATATTTTCCAGGCATCTTTGCTAAAGTCCAATAATCAAAAATCCCTCTACTGTATGCAGTGTATTGTAATTTTAATGAAGTAAAGTAAGGGTCCTTATTGACAACGGTTTCGTCAACAATGACATTATCAAATGTTAAACCTTTAACAGTATGAATGTTTGCGTACTCAACTCTAACTTTTTTATCAAAATCAAAACCTTTTGACAAAATTTTTTTTATGTACTCCATTCTTTCTTTATGTTTTTTAACAGGAGCTCTTATTAAATCAAAATCTTCATGTTGTTTAGAAATAGGAAATATTAATTTTTCATTTATTAAATGATCTATAGTGTAATCTTTTTTAACCCAGTCTTTGAAAATTTTTGTTGCCTTTGATTTTTCTCCAACAATCATCGTTTCATTTAAATAATCCCAAAAATGTTTTATTTGCATAAGCTCCATAGGTATACCTTTAATAAATTCAGGCCATAATTTATGAGTTCTTAATTCTTTTTTAGTTACAAAAGGAGCTTGTCCTACTGGAGCAAATTCTATACCTTGTGATATAAGAAAATCTGTGCAACGTACATCGCTTGGAGATCCCCTATAAGTAAATAAAAATCTTTCTTCAGTATTTTTAATTTTATCTAAAAGTATATCTAAATGTCCTGATGGTTTTAAATCTGGTAAATAATAACCTTTACCTTTAATAATTTCGCCTATATGTCCTTTGTTATGCCATTCTTTGTATTTTGCGGGGCTCCATACTCTATGAGACTTATAATGCTCCCAAATAGGCTGTATGATCGATTTACAGTGTGTATTAATAGCTTCCCCACATCTTGTACCTTCTTTTAACTCATCGTAAGGATTTTTAGCTAAAGTGTGAAAATATTCTGCATCTGACCCTGAGTACTCAAATAAAGTTTGATCTGCATCTCCCACTAAATAATAATGTCCTTCTTTTACGTTTCTTGCCATTTTATCAATAGCTTTTCGTTGAGGTACATTACAGTCCTGACATTCGTCTATAATTAGCATATCTATATCTGGATCTTTTACATCGTCTTCCATTTTTTTAGTTTTTTCATTGTAAGTTTGACGTAAAAAATTTTCTATCATATCGGCAAAATCACAAAGATTGTGTTTCTTTTTATATGCTTTGTAAAATGGAAGTAATTCTTTAATTAACTTTAAACCATAAGGTGCAAAAGATTTTTGATCACATTTAATCCAATATTTATCTAAAGTTTCTCCATGTCCATATGCGTCCGAAAGATATTTATAAAATCTATGTTTACGTTTTATGTCATCTTCTTGATGGTTATTAAAACGACTGTCTTCTTTTATTAAATTTTTATGATCTAATAAACTAAATACTTCTTTCTTTAATATTCTACTTTTACAATAAGTATGGATAGTACATATTCTAGATTCCATTTCTTTTTTAGTATAATTTTGTTCTATATAAGGTATTTCAAAAATTGCCTCTCTAATTTCTCGTGCAGCTATGTTGGTATGAGATAAAATTATAATTTTTTCAGGAGTATATTTTTTTAAAGCTGTGATGTATTTATCTACAATAAATTTGTGAGTTTTACCTGTTCCTGGAGGACCTGCAATAAATCTAGGCTTGTTCAAAATCTATACCTTCTGGTTCCTCACTAAAATTTCCCTCTATCATAAGGTCTTCGTTTTCAATTTCAGGTTTATCAATAACCCATGACACTAAAGATTTACCTTTGTATTTTCCATTTTTTTTATTAGCGTTTAATACATCTTGCAACTTCATAACAAGATCTACTCGTTTGTAGGTTACTCTTTGTTCTTGTAAATAACTTTCAAATTGATCTAAACTAAATTCTAATTCGTTACTTACCTGATTAAAATAAGGAGTTCCGTAGTTAGCTAATTCTTTTTTATCTGTATGTGCTTTTTTTAATTTAATATAATTAGTAAAGTATTTTTTAAATACATAAGATTCGTCTGCTTCTTCTTCATAGTGAATTGATTTAGTTCTTGATTCAAATTTTACTCTCATTATTTCTTCAAACTGTAGTGCTTTCATTTTAGGAATCCAAACTTGAGCTTGAATTACAACAGCATCATAAAATTTTCCCTGATTCATGATCGTTGGTCCATCAACGATTATTGTTTTAGTAAAAGGAACTTTTTCTAATTTACCTGATACTTTTATTTTGTACCTGTCTTGGCCATACTCAACAATTTCACCTATAGAATCATCAGCTATTTGTTTAACTTGAACTAATGATTTATCTTGAACACCTATCCAACTAAATATTGAAGCAATACTTTCAGTTCTGCATTCAATTATTTCTGCAAGTTTTGGCATGCCAAATGGTTTTTTAGATTTTCTAGTTGTGGATCCTTTATTTTTTCTATTTTCAGATTCATCGTCATTAGATTCTACTGCAATGTCATAAATAAAATCATTAATCTCTGTATCATCCCAATCCGTTTGTTTAATTAAAACTCCAGCAACAGCTGTACAATATTCATCTCTTTGACCTTTAGGTGCATATAAAATAGATAGAGCAGTAGCTAAAGCTATCTTTCTTAAAATTTTATTTAGGTCCCCAACATAATCATTAAAACCTTCGTACTTTTCCCATCTTACATGTTCTCTGTGTTTACTATGTAAAGATCCTGGAACTATTGTGTAACATGTTTCTGTACTTCTTATTTCACATAAACACTGTCCGTGTGCAGCATGTTCAACATATCTTTTAAGTTCGTTTGGTAATGAAAATTTCTGTGGGAGTAACTTCCCTTTCCACCAGTAATGGCTTGTAGGGTTATGTTCTCTACCGGATATGGTACCACAATTTGTTAAATATTTATTTGCAAAAACTTTTGCACGACTATTATCAAGATCTAAATCAACCGTGTTATCTAATCTTAATCCTATTTCTTTATCTGAGTATTTGTTTTTCCATTCTTCTTTCGTTATTTTAAAATCTGCATCACTCCATTTTTTAACAGTAGGTCTACCCCCTTCACAAGGGACAAGAGTATATTCAAGATCATACCAATCTTCATAGGTAATCGGACCTCTATTTATATTTTTAATTTCATCCATAATTTTATTATGGGCGGATTCACTCTCGCTTCCCCGCCCAATTCCCTAGGAACTTATAAAACTATTTTTTCAGTTTTTGGTTGTTCTTGATTTTCAGGTTTAGCTGCAACATCGCCAGCGCTTACACGCTCTCCGAAATTTTTAGCCATATCATAAACACCTTTATCTGATACCGGACCAACTTGTGATACGTCCCATCCAAACCATGTTCCTTTGTCATTTGACATCTGAACAGTCTTTAGTTTGTAAATGTGGCTATATGTTGGCGGCGTAAACATACCATTTTTACCTTGCAGTTTAATTCCCATCATCATTGAATTCCATTTTCTACTAATTTTTAATTGAGTAGCTCTCATAGAAATCAATGCTGTTGTAGGAGAATTTCCTAACATAAGCACAAAATGATTTGCTGTGTTTTCAATATAATTACCATTAGGTAATCTATCTTTATAAGATTTATCACGAGTTGTTTTACTCATGATATCACTTTCAGCGTTATGAATTGCAACTGGAGCACCAGTACTGGCTCCCCTATCCTGCCATTCTACTAACTGTCTTTGATAATGAACAGGGATAATTTCAACACCTTTAGCACCATCAAAAAATTGACCGCTAACTGTATTATAAATCATACCAGGTTCAGCACCTTCTTTATACTTTGCATGGGCCTTATTAACTTCTGGTGATAGTTGTCCTAACACTTTCAGAAAAGGTAATGCAAGGTCTTCTTGCGACATATTTTCTACGCCGGCATTTGCATCTGCTTCAAACATATTTGTAGCTAATGCGCCTGCTTCTTCTTTTTTTATTACTTGGTTCATGTTTATTGTTTCCTTTTTATTGTGGTTTTATTTCCAACGAATACGTTGAAAAGTTCGGTAGGCAGTTCCTTACCCGCCTCAATACGCTCCCGAACTAGCGCTTTGAGAGTCATGGGCTCAACCTTCAACTTTTGTGTCGGTTGATACCCACGCTCTGATGCAAGAGCAGCATAATCAGCTGCCTTGTTATCTTCGTTGCGACCAAAAGATACGGATATCTCGTTTTTGATTATATCTCCTAGTCCATTGGTACGAAGCCAGTTAAACGCAGCATCTCTATTAGCAATAGTAATGTTTGCGCTGTAATTTGGTTTAACATCTACTGAAGAACCATCCATTAATTTAAGTTGAGATAAACCCATCTCAGCCATCATAGTTGGAATAACTTCTCCCGATAAATGTTCAAAATTTTTCTTTTTTTGTTTTAGACTTTTTTCTAATACTTCTACTTCTTGGTCTAAAATATTTAATTTTTCTACTTGGTCAGCTAAAGACTGAATATTTTCAGTTTTACCCAACATTTTTTCTTGGTCTGCCTCAAAGTCTATATTATTCATCTATCTTTCCTCTTTCATATAAGTTAATTTGAATAGGATAATATTGTCTTTCTTGTTTATCCCATTTTAGTAAATTGTATTTACCATTAGTCATGTCAGAAACTATTGAACACGCTACTCCAATAATTGCAGGATCTCCAGTTAATAATAAATAATCTTCTGATGTAAAATCTTTTAAAGCTTTTCTAAGTTTAAAAATTAATGGACCAGGAGAAAATATTATTTGTGAAAGTTCCGGTAATAAAAAAACAAACTCACCATATTTTGATGCGCCCATAATATTTATTTTTGGTCTACCTTCTGCAGTACCAGCAATTTCTTGAATAACGTAAACTTTATTTTCTTTCATGCTTGACAATATAGTTATAAATGTTATCTTGTCAAGTAGAAAGAAGAAAAATTATGAACTATAAATTTAAAACAAAACC